GTTACATCAGCCCCTGCTGCAGTAAATGCAGATGAGGTTCGAGCAGCGGAACAGCTTCGCATCAAACTCATAACAGAGGTCGGCGCAAAATATGGCCAGACGGACTTGGCAACAAAGTGTATTGCCGACAATTCATCGCTGGCTGAGTTCAACGCAAAACTGCTCGATGCCTTACCGGGCGCCCAACGCTACACGCCCGAAACACGATCACCGGAAGACGTCAACATCGGGCTGACGCCTCGAGAACAGAAACGGTTCCAGTTCTTGAGGCTGATTCGAGCAAGGACCTATGGCCATGACCAGCCAGAATTTATCAAAGAAGCAGCGTTCGAACTTGAAGTCTGCCGGGTCGCCGGAGAACAGGCCAAAAAAGGAAACCTGAAACAGCGAGGCTTGATAATTCCGAACGACATCTTGCTCTATCAAAATCCGGACGCCGCTGGTAATTGGCGAGCTGTGCAAGAACTGCGCGCCATGTTGGCTCAGCGAGTATTAACCCAGACCGTCGCCGGCGCCTCATTGATTGCGGAAGACTTGCTGGCTTCGTCATTTATCGATCTGCTGCGTAACCGGATGATTCTGTCTGCCCTTGGCGTGACCGTGCTAGCGGGACTGGATGGCGATGTTGCCATACCCAGACTGACCGGAGGCGGGACCGCTTTTTGGCTGGCGACAGATGAAACCGATATTACCGAAGCGACACAGACCTTGGATCAGGTCACACTGGTGCCTCGAAATGTTGGCGCATTGTCTGTTTTCACAAGGCAACTGCTGCTGCAATCGAGCGTCGCGATTGAGGCATTAGTGCGTAGCGACATTGCGACAGTGCTGGCGATCGCCATCGATCTCGCCGGGTTGTATGGCACCGGCGCAGGCGGTCAGCCTACAGGTGTTGCTAATACCGCAGGAATCGGTGCGCCGGGCATGTTCGTTGCTCCGGTGCCGACCTTTGCCGAGGTTGTCTCACTCGAGACAGTCGTAGCGCAGGCAAATGCATTGGTTAACACCCTTGCTTATGCCGTGGATACCGGTATGCGAGGAAGTCTCAAGACCGCTGAAAAGTTTGCCACGACTGGCCTGACCATTTGGGAACCGGGCAATACTCTCAATGGTCACCGCACCGAAGTATCTAACCAGATTACCGATGGCGATATATTTTTCGGCAACTGGTCGGATGTCCTGCAAGGAGTTTGGGGCGGTCTGGATGTGTTGATTGATCCGTTCACGTTATCAGCTCGAGGCAATACGCGAATCATCGCGTTCTGGACCACCGACTTTGCCGTGAGGCATCCAGAATCGTTTAGCTTCGAGAACGACACGGTATAAACGGACAGCATGACGCTGAACGTACGAACGGGACGGGCCTTGTTGGCCCGTCCCTCGATTAACAAAGGTGAGGAAATGGCGAACAAAGCACAAGAGAAATTACCAGAAAAACCGTACCGGCTACCTAACAGGATCCGCGTTTGCGGAAGATGGCAAAAAAAAGGCTATCAGCCAGATGACGAAGAAAAAGCAGCTTGGGAAAAACGCTGCAAAGATCGTGACTGGAATGTTAAGACCGGCAAACCAAAGGTCGATAAAACGGCACCTGCCGAAAAGAACTAATGCCACCGATTGAATCAGAGGCCGACCGCGCATCATTTTTTGATGACGCGGAGATCGCCGAAATTCGTGGCGTGAATGTCCCTGGACAATTTGATGAACGGACCGAATTTGTTGAGGGTGTCGGCCCGGTTCCACTGCAAGGTACTGATCCAGTGTTTATGTGCCAATCAATAAAAATACCGACAGACCTTGCGGAAGGTGAACCGATATCTATCACCAGACAAGATGGCACGGTATTTTCTGGCACCGTCATTACCAAAGAACCAGATGGCTTCGGCATGACCTTGTTAACGTTACAAGAAGATGGCTGATCACCTCAGAAAGCAAATTCGCAAGGCCGCAATTGCTGGCTTACAAAATCTTGCAACCACCGGCAGTAGAGTCTATGAATCGAGGGTTTATCCCCTGGGCGGCGCCCAGTTACCCGGGCTGTGTGTATTTACTCCGATTGAAGCCTCTGGCCGGGAAGACTCACCAAATGAAACGATGCGGGATCTTACTTTGATGGTTCATGGTTTGGTCGCTATCAGCGATAAATTAGAAGACGAACTCGACGATATCGCGCTCGAAGTGGAAATCGCACTTGATGAACTTGCAGAGATGGATGGATTGACTAAAATTTATCACGGCATACAGGGAACCGTGACAACTCTTGCCGGTGAAGACATCGACAAACCGCATGGTGCAATCGACCTTGAATTTCTTTACACTTACCGCACAAGGGCAGGGACACCAGATATCGCTCGATAACGAGGCACGAACATGACCACAGAAACTGGCAATTTAGGATCATTAAGTTTTGCGGGATCTGCAATCACTGAATTGAAATCCTGGACCCTTGAGGGCGCCGCCGAACAAGTTGACGATACAGCGATGGGCGATCTCGTTCGGACTTCAAAAGCCGGCTTACCAAATGCCAATGGCACTATCGAAGTCCATTACGATGAGGCGGATTCAGTGCAAGAATCGATGGATGCTGGGACGACTGGTGTTCTTATTCTTTACCCGAAAGGGAACATCACAGCCAAGCCAAGAATTACCTTGACCGTGCAGATCACAAGTCGCGGCCAGTCCGGTGCGATCGATGAAATCCTGCCGCAGACTTTCAACTATGCGATTTCTAGCGGCTCAGTGGTGCGAGACCTAGTGCCGTAACAGAAGTAAATAACAAGCGGATGGGACATGACGCAAACAAGTGACATCCTTCATCCGGACAAAACACCGTTCGGCAAAGTCCATGTAAAAAACCAAGCAGAAAGAAAAGTCCGTTGTGTCTCGATTCCTGAATGGGGTACTGACGGCAAACCTCTGAAATTGTATGCGTATCCGTTAACCACTGGCGAAGTCATGGCGCTTGAGGGTAAGTACCCGACCAATACCGAACAGAATGTCATGCAGATGATAAGGCAATGTCTGGATAGCAAAGGCGATCTGTATTTTTCGCTGCTCGACAAAACCAATTTAATGAATGAACCATCGGAGCTTATAGGGCGGGTTGTTCTGATGCTGAATGGCGAACTCAGTACCTTTGACGAGGAATTAAAAAAAAATAACGAATAGTTGCGAGCTATTTGCTCAATACTGGTTAGCTGAAAAACGTGGTCGGTCTTTAGCTTCAATTCAAGCTTTATCAACTACTAGATTTCTCGGTTGGATGGCATACTTATGTGTCAAGGGCGAATCGCCTTATCCGGTACATAAGAAATGGCGCGAAAGAACCAAGCAGAAATCGTCCTAACGGCAAAGGACCGAACCAAAACAGCGTTCCGTGCTGTCAATCAAAGCCTTGGCCGGATGGCTTCTATCGGCCTCGCTGGCGCTGTCGTTGGCGTTGCGCTTCTTACTCGCGAAAGCCTCAAACAGATTGATGCTCTTGCAAAACAATCTCAGTTACTCGGCATCACGACCGAAAAACTGGCCGCGCTGAAACTGGTAAGTCAGAAGACAGGAGTCGAACAAAAGACTCTTGAAAAAGCATTGATCAATGTGACTCGCGTTGTCGCGGAGGCTGCAGAAGGCACCGGACTTGCCGTTGACACATTGAAAAAACTTAATCTCGAAGCCAAGACGCTCTCACAGCAAACACCCGATAAACAACTGCTAATCATTGCTGATGCAATGAAAGGATTAAATACGCAGTCTGAAAAAGTGCTTGCCGCATATGAATTGTTTGGCGGTCGTGGTGCGGCCCTGCTCAGAACACTGGAAGCTGGCAGCGCTGCCTTTGAGGAAGCCGAAGAAAAGACCAAACGATTCGGCACCGCAATATCTGCCGTCGACGCGAAAGGCGTCGAAGATGCCAATGACGCTTTTACTGATATGTCGGAAGCGCTGAAAGGTGTCGGCTTTGATCTGGCCCGCAGATTTGCGCCGGGCATGGAAGCGGCCAGCACAAGCACCGCAAACTTCCTTGTCACCATTCGCCGTGACTTCATTCCTGCAATGGTTTTGCTGCTAGAACAAATGGAACTCGTGCAGGCGAACGTTCGCGGATTATCAGACCAAGAACTTGAGGTACGTATCGTCGTTCAAACCGATGCAAT